GCATCTTGTCGGACTGCGAATCTTGTGCCTGCGATTACCGGCATGGAAGGCGGGCCTAGCGCCATCACGCCTCCAGGAGCGCCAGTGCTTGATTCTCCGGCTCTAGGGGCCGCTGTAGTCTATAAGCTGGATGATAGCCGCAGACTCTTTGCCGGTACTGGCACAAAGCTGCAAGAGCTTGTTGCCGGCACATGGACAGATCGAAGCCGAGGCGCAGGCTATACCGTTGGCTCTGACTCGCGTTGGATGTTTGCGCAGTTTGGCGACTCCACTTTGGCCTGTAGCGGATCAGAGACAATCCAGCGCTCGACTACTGGCGCATTTGCGGACGTTTCTGGCGCTCCGGCAGCCTCTGTACTGTTTACCGTTGGCTCTTTTGTCATGGCGCTGAACGTCAATGACGGAGCGGTAAAGCCTGACGGCTGGCACTGCTGTGCGGCGTTTGACGATACAGACTGGACGCCTTCTATCACTACGCAGTCTGCATCTGGTCGGCTTGTGTCAGCGCCTGGCCCGATTACGGCAGGCGCAAGGCTTGGAGAGTACGCTGTAGCCTACAAAGAGCGCTCCATCTACTTGGGGCAGTACGTTGGCCCGCCTGTTGTTTGGGACTGGTCGCAAGTGGCAGATGGCGGCGCTGGGTGCGTCGGCAATCATGCGGTTTGCGATATTGGCGGCGTCCATTTCTTCGTTGGGCCTGATAACTTCTGGTTGTTCGATGGCACTCGGCCTGTTCCTTTGGCTGGCGGGCTGCTGCGCAAGTGGTTTGCTGGTAATTCGTCTGCTGATTACCTCTATAAAACAGTTTGCGCCTTCGACCGTGAGAGCAATCGCGTTTGGGTTTTCTACCCTTCGCCAGATTCGACCGAGTGCGATTCAGCGCTGGTTTACCACGTCCAGACAAAGCAATGGGGGCGCGCAGACAGGTCTATCCAGTGCGCGCTGACGTATGTGGCGTCAAGCATCACCATCGACGGATTGGACACGCTAGCCTCAACAATTGAAACATTGCCGGAAGTAAGTTTTGACTCGCGCTTCTGGTTTTCGTCTGCTCGCACCCTGTCTGTATTCAATGCGTCGAACCAGATACAAACGCTATCAGGTTCTTCTATTTCCAGCTCAATGACGACCGGAGATGCTGGCGACGATAATGCCGTCATGCTGCTACAGCAGATTCGCTGCCGTTATGGAGTTGCGCCTGCATCCGCAACCGCTCAAACGCGACACATGATGAACAGTGGCACTACGTTTATGGATGGGCCGAGCGGGCCAATGAATGACGGCAAGTTTGACACGCTGAAGTCTGCGCGGTGGCATAAGGCGCGGGTTGATTTTGTCGGGCCTGTGCTGGTCACGCACATCAGCGCCAAGCTGAAGCCGGCAGGCACCCGATGAAGCTGCGCACACAGCCAAGGGTGGCACTGCAAGACGTGGCCATGCAAAGAGAGTTTCTTGAGCATGCAACGCAGGTCAACATGCTTTCAGAGGGGCGCTTGTCCGCAGTCAACAACGCCAGCACAGCAGCTCCTACAGTTGGGCCGAATGCTCAGGGTGACTTTGTGCGCAACAGTGCGCCGGTAGAGGCTGGGGCAGCATCGAGCAAATATGTGGTCTTTGGCTGGGTATGTGTCGCAAGCGGTACGCCTGGCACTTGGGTTCCTTGCCGATTCCTGACGGGTAACTAATGCGCAGACTGATAGTTGTGCCGCAAACGCATGTTGACCGGGCATGGAAGGAGGGCGCTGATTCGCTTGGCCGCGCCTGTGCTACCTCTGGCGGCGAGATTACCGGCGACCAACTGAAGATGATGATTGCCAGGGGCGAGCGCACGCTGCTAAGGCTTGATTGTGACGGTGAGCCGGTTGGCTGGTGCGTCTGCAATGTCGAGCAACTGCCGAATATGCGGGTGATGTTTGTTTATGAGCTTACCGCGCCCAACGCCCACTTCGAGGCGTATTTCGATGAATTGAAACAGATGGCTGTAGCGCTCGGATGCTCTCGCGTCAGGTGTGCAGCCAAGCCAGCGCAGGAACGCCTCTACCGGATGCGCTGCGGATACAAACCAGTCTATCAGGTGCTTGAGGTCGAGCTATGAACATTGAACAACTACACGCGCAAGCGGACGCCGAGTTTGGCGGGCCTGCCTTTGCTGCTATGACTTCCTTTGTTGGCGACAAGATGCGCCCGCATAAAGGCGGCGGCGGTGGAGGCTCTACTACCACAACGCAGTCCATTCCTATCGAACTGAAGCCGCTGGCGAAGAAGTACGCAGCGGATGCAAGGGCTCTGAGCAATAAGGAGTGGAACCCGTACACACAGCAGCGATTCGAGGATCTGAATGCTAACCAGAATGCTGGCATCCAGAGCACGATGGATCGTGCGCAGGGTGGCTCTCAGACGATCAGCAACGCAGAAGGCCAGCTAAACAACATTATTGGCGGCAGTCAGACGAACCCGTACCTCGATCAGATGGTTAATCGGGCGCAGGACTCTGTACGCTCGCAATTCAACACTGGCGCGGTAAGTTCTGGCAGCTTTGGCAACTCCGGCCTTCAGGAGCAATTCCAGCAAGGGCTTGGCGATGTTGCCTCGCAGATGTACGGGAACGCTTACAACACCGACAAGGCAGCGCAGATGCAAGGAATCGGCATGGCGCAACAGTTCGGCAATCAAGCCTATACCGACGCCGAGCAGATGCTTAAAGCCGGTCAGATTCAGCAGGATCAAGCCCAGCAAGGGCTTGACTTCAACTATCAGCAGTTTCAGGAGCAGGAAAACCTGCCATACAAGCAACTTGCGGCAATGTCGGGAGTGTTTGGTAGCGGGCTTGGTGGGACATCAACGTCCAAAACAAGCGGCGGAGGCGGAAAGTGACAGACCTGTCCGCTGCAACCTCAAGCAGCGTGGCGGCGCTTTCTGCGCGAGCCAAGCTCATGGAGCTACAGCGTCAATGCCAGTCGCTGCCAGACGAACACAGAATGGACGAGTCGCCGCCGCTTAAAAACTGGCTCGCTCCTGGCATCTACTGCCGAGAGATACACCTACCGGGTGATTCGCTTGTGGTTGGCCGCATCCACAGGCATGACCACATGAACATCCTGTCGAAGGGTTCGGTGACTGTTTTTACTGAATTTGGCGAGGAAACGCTAAACGCTCCCGCTTCGTTCATATCGAAGGCCGGCACAAAGCGAGCCGTCTGGACGCATGAGGATGCAATCTGGACAACGATCCACCCAAACCCAGACAACGAACAAGACATTGAAACCCTTGAAAACAGATACACAGCGCTCGACTACGCCGAACTTGGCATGGTAGTTGGCGAACTGCTGGAGGATTTAACATGAGCTATTGGATTGCAGGCGCTGCTGCTGTAGGCGCACTGGCCGACCGCAAGAAGCCATTGCGCGGCGCGGCTATGGGCGCGGGGCTTATGGCTACCGGAGGCGCGGCTGCTGGTGCATTTGGCGGGGCGGGCGCTGCCGGTGCTGCTGGCGCAGGAGCCTCAGGAACTGTAACCGCTGCTGCCGGGTCTGCCGGGTCTGCTGGAACAGCCGGAGGAGGCTTGCTTGGCGGGGCTGGCGCTGCTGGATCGGCGGCTCCAGCCGCGACTGGTGGCGCTGCACAATCTGGTGGGCTGCTTAGTACCTTCAACCAGTACAAGCCTGCATTTGATGCGGCGGCTACGGGCGTACAGATGTCTGGGCTGCTTGACCCGCAACAGCAGCAAGCTCCAGCGCCAGAAGTGCAACAGGCGCAGGGCGGCGCACAGGTTATGGCCGGTCTTGCCAATCAGGGCGGTGCGGCACAGATGCAAGGTGACGCGCAAGAGCGCCAGCGCCGACGCATGATGATGCGCGGGGGTGTGTAATGGCTGAATCAAACGGCTTGCTCGATCTGATGAAAAGCCCTGCTGCTATGGGCCTGCTTGCTGCGGGCTTTGGCGGTCTGGCTGGTGCTAACCGGAACACTCCCTACAACAACTTGGGCCGCGCTGGCTTGGCTGGCATTGCTGGTTACTCGGCTGCGGACGCTTTGCAGCAGAAGCAATACAAGATTGACGAGCAGAAGCGCGTGCAGGATCTGATCCCGACGTTCTACCAGACCGGCGAAGATGGATCGACCACGTTTGACGGAGTAGGCGCTGCTCGCGCTGGAATTGATCCGAAGCTGATCCAAGACTATGCGACCGTGCCAAAGGCTGGCGTGGCCAAGGTTGCGCGAACTATGAGCGTGCCAGGAATTAACGGCGAAAAGGTAACGATTCAGCTAGACGAATATGGCAACAAGGTTGGCGAAGGTCAGCAATCCTATGTCGCTCCAGTCCAAGTAAACGACGGACAAACCACGCGATTTGTTCAGCCTGTTGCCGGTACGACAATCAAGCAGCAGCTTTCTCCGGCTCAGGTTCTCGCAGATCAGCGCTCGCGCCAAAGCCAAGCCCAGTCCGCAGCAAATCAGCCGTTCATGGTCGTGAACGGCCAGACGGTGCCAAACCCGCAATATCAGCAATACCAGCTTGATAAAGCGCAGAAGGGCGCGACAACGATCAATACAGGCGACAACCCGCAGGGATATAGCGATAAGCCGCTACCTGTTGGCGCGCTCAAGATTCAGGATGAGGCGCTTGGCGCTCTTGGATCTGCTGGAACTCTCGACCAGATACTGGCAACACAACAGAAGAAGATCGAAGATGGCAAGCTGCAGTTCGGAGCAGTTTCAAACCTTAAAAACGAGGGATTGAACGCTTCCGGCTTTAGCTCTGAAGAGAGCCGCAACTTTGCGTCATTCAAGTCTGATTTAGAGCGTATGCGTAACGAGTCGTTGCGTCTTAACACTGGCGTACAAACTGACGGCGATGCGCAGCGCGCATGGAATGAACTGTTCCAGAACATTAACGACACCGAATTGGTGAATCAGCGACTGTCTGAAATACGCGGAATTAACAGTCGAGCTGCTGAACTGCAAAAGCTGCGCGTGGACGGTATTCGCACTAACTACAACGCCGCTCCGTATGACTTCAGCAAGTATGAGTCAACTCCATCCGGCAGCGCTGCAAATAACCAGAACCCGCCAGCCGATGGTGGAACTCAGGTCGGAACCGTAGAAGATGGTTATGTGTTCATGGGCGGAGACGACACAAATCCAGCCAATTGGAAGAAACAATAATGACTACGCCGTGGGAAAGACGCCAAGCAACACAAGCGCCCGATGCATCAGCGGCTCCGTGGGAAAAACGCAAAGCTGCGGCTAAATCCCCAGCCGCTGAACCGGAACAATCCGCGCCAGCCGAGCAGCCAAAGCCAGAACAAGGCTTTGCAGGCCAAGCGTCTGACGCTATCGGGCAGGCATGGAAGTCCCTTGTTGGCTCTGTGGTGATTCCTGCAAAGGATGCTCAGGCCGGGTCTATCCGTGGCGCAGGGTCTCTCGGCGCAACTGCGCTTCTGCCTGTTGATATGGTCAAGCAAAAACTTCGCGGCGATGACTTCTGGTCACTGAAGGATAACAACAAGCGCCGTGATGATATGGACGCTGGACTGCAATCATTGGGCGCTGATACTGACTCGGCCATGTACAAAACTGGCAAGATCGGCACTGAGATATTGGGCACTGCCGGAGTAGGTGGCGCGCTGGCTAACGGTGCGCGGGCTGCTGGTGCTGCGCCTGCAATCGTCAACACGCTGGCATCTGGCGGCATGAATGCGTCAGGCGTAACCGGCATCCCTGGCTTGCTGCTGCGCGGTGCTGGCGGTGCTGCTGTAGGTGGCACTGCTGCGGGCATGGTTAATCCAGAAGATGCAGGCATGGGCGCTATTGTTGGTGGCTCCGTGCCTGTTGCTGCCAAGGTTGTCGGCGCTACGATGAAGGGCATAGGCTCATCGCTGCGAGGTGATCTGTCGCCAGAAGTTGTGGCGCTGGCCAAGAGGGCGAATCAGCTAGGTATTGATTTGCCAGTTGATAGAATCACGAACAGCAAGCCACTCAATGCCGCAGCAGCCTCCCTTGATTACATGCCTTTCAGTGGCCGCGCATCAACTAATGAGCGGATGGCAAGCCAGCTAAACA